GGCGGCGGTTCAGAGAACCTTGCTAAGGTTGCTAAAGAAGCCAATCACCTGGGCATAGCGATCAACCGAGTCGACGCTGCAAAAATTGAACTTGCAAACGACGCAGTTACTAGGGCAAAAGGTGTATTCACCGGATTAGGCAATCAACTGGCGACCGCATTCAGCCCGATCATTGATGATGTAGCAACCAAGTTTTATCAATCAGCACTTGATGCTAAAGGCTTTGGGGATATCGGTCAGGACGTTGCCGAGGCTTTGGTTAATGGATTTGGCTTTGTGCTCGACGCCATCCAGATGGTCCAGCATGGAATTTTGGGGCTAGAATTAATTGCGTTAAAGGCTAAAAAAGGTCTTCAGGATATATTCGAGCCATCGGCAGGAATGAGTGAATATATAAAGCAAGAGCAGCGAATGACTCAGGCTTTAATGAAGCAAGAAATAACGAGGAAGGAATTTACAAATTGGCAGATAGCCGCACAGGAACGGTTAAGGAAAGGCACCTTTGTAGCGAACGCAGAGGTAAAGAAAGGTTCAGACGAAACCCAAGCGGCAATCGATGCAGTAATTGTTAAAATGGCAGAATTTACTGGTAACACCCTGCCAAGTGAAAAGATTGCTTTGCTATATAAAAGGATAGTCGCTGAATCAAAAGCGGCTGCTGAAGAATTAACCAAGCCTCTCCCAGTGCCGCCAGTAGACGACGCAATTGAAAAATTGACCTTTTTGCAAAAGACCGCTATCGAAGGCGAGAAAAAAAGAAAAGAATTCGTCTTGCAAAGCTCGACAGAACAGACCGCCCACGTCCTCGGCGAACTCGGAAACCAGTTTGCTGGAATTGCATCAAACAACAAAAAGCTGTTTGCTCTCAATAAGGCGTTTCAGATCGCTAACGCAATCATGCAAACCTACCAGGGCGCAACCCTAGCAATGAGCAGCTACCCGCCCCCGCTCAACTTTGTGATGGCAGCGGCCACAGTCGCCAGCGGTCTGGGCCAGGTCGCACAGATCAAGGCGCAATCGTTTGAGGGCGGCGGCTTTACTGGTAGCGGCTCAAGATCTGGCGGCATCGATGGACGTGGCGGATTTCCCGCTGTGTTGCACCCCAACGAGACCGTGATCGATCACACCAAAGGGCAAAACATGGGCGGCATAACCATCGTCAACAACATCGACGCCAAGGGCGCAGATGCCACTGTAGACATGAAGATCCGCGCAGCCATGCAACAGACCAGTCAGCAGACCGTTATGACAATTCAAGATCTGATCAGACGGAAGCGGTTCGCATGACAGTATTTTTAACACCATCGATAACCCCGTCATCAAGCACGTTTGAGCTGATAACCAATACAAGGACTTTCCAAAGCCCTTTGACTAATGCGGTGCAAACGGTGCAGCGCAAAGGGTCGCTTTGGAAAGCCTCGCTGCAATTCAACAACCTTTCTGGAAATGATCGCGCAGAGATGCAAGCATTTTTGACCAAACTCAATGGGCAGGCGCATCGGTTTTATCTTTACGATCACGCGGCAACCAAGCGAGGCGTCGCGCCTTCCAATCCGGCAGATACGCTTTTGATTAATGGGGCTGGTCAAACAGGGTCGATCCTGCTTGCTGACGGGGCCACCGCGTCGCAAACAGGATATCTAAGGCCAGGCGACTACATTGCATTTAATAACGAACTTCACATGGTGACAGAAGACGTTGATTCAAAGTCTGATGGCACTTTGGAATTCGACAAGCCCAACAGCGACGGCACCACAACAACAACAGCAGGAATTCCAGTGGCTCCACCAATTAGAAAGCCAACCGTAAACGACCAGCCCATCGACTATTTGCAACCGGTCTTGGGCGTTTTCATGCTCACAAGCTCGGCGAGCTGGGACACGCAGCCTGGTATCGTTTCGAACTTTACTATTGAAGCTGTCGAGGATGTGCTCGCATGAGCCGCGGATTTCCGACAGCAGTTGCAACCGCCCTCGCCCAGCAGAATGTTGCGATCGTAACATTTGCCAAGCTGGAATTTCCGAGCGGCACTGTTTACTTGCACAACTCGCTCGGAAGTTATACCTGGGGCGGTCACGATTGGCTTGGCGTTGGCGATCTCGGCAGCATCAGCCAGGTCGAGGAAGGCCTTGACGTTAGCCCTTACGCGATCACTTTGACGCTCTCCGGCCTCGACGCAACGATCAGCGGAGCGGCTTTAACAGAGGACTATTACCTACACGGCGTGACCGTTTATCTGGGCGTTTTGGATACGGACGATGTTTTGATCGATACCCCGACCCAGATCTGGGCGGGCTTTATGGATCAGATGAACATGACGGTCGGCGCTGATGGCGGCGACGCGATCCAATTGGTCGCAGAATCGGAATTGTCAAGATTCAACAAATCGTTAAACCTGATGTATACCAACACCGCGCAGCAGGAGCGATCGACCGGCGATTTGTTTTTCAATTTCTTGCACCGTATCGAAGGCGCAAAAATCAACTGGGGGTCTAGGACGCCAGGCAGCAGCAACTTGGGCGCGCCGGTTATTGACCCAGATGATTATAAAAACATTAGGTTGCTTTGATGATTTTGCAAATCCACCAAGCGCTGAACAAATGGCAAAAAGCAGAGTTTGATTATGGATCTGTCGACTGTTGCCAGTTTGCCGGTTTCATAGTGCGCGAGCTGACCGGTATAGATTACCTGCGCGACTTTGCTTATGAATCAGAGCAAGCAGCCGATCAAATCATTGCCGGATTTGGCGACTTAGAGCAGACCGCTGCGAGTGTCCTGGGCGCTCCTACGCGTGATTTTGAATCGCTTGCTGATGGCTCGCCGGTCATTGTTAAAGCGCCGGTGGGACAACTTATGGGCATCAAACTCGGATCTGTCGCGGTGTGCCTGGTCAAGAAAGGCTTGGCAAGAATTCCGAGGAATCATATACATTCAGGGTGGAATTTATGCCACAAGTAGTCGTTGCGGCACTTACACTTTTCGGGAATGCAGTTGTAGGTTTGCAGACCCTTGGCGCTGCCATCGGTTTTGGAACTGGCATAGGTGCAATTGCTGCTGGGGCTGCTGTTGTGATCGGTGGCGCTATTGTCGCCAAGCAGGCGATGAGTCTGTTTGAGGTAGAAATGCCGCAGGTCGACTCTGACGCAAGCCGACAGACCACCGTTAAAACAACGGTCGCGCCGCAGAAAATCATTTATGGCGAGGCGCTTGTATCAGGTCCGATCAGCTATATCGCTTTATCCGGCGCGTCTAACGCTGACCTTTATCAGACCATTGTGCTTGCCGGTCACGAAGTCAATGCCATCACCGACATTCACTTCGACGATGAAATCATTACAAACGCGCAGATCGCTGCGGGTCTTAATAACGGCAGCAACACCGCCGGAAATGTGACCGGCGGCACGTTCGGCCCTGTCGACTCGAACACCATTTGCGTCATCAATAAGCACTTGGGCGCGGCCTCACAGGCATCAGACCCGATGCTGACCAACAAGTTTGCTTTATACACATCAGACCATCGAGGCGAAGGCATCGCCTACCTGGCGATGAAGTGGACGCTTAATGAGGACTCTGCCGAGGTTTGGGAGAAATACAGCCCTGGAAATGTTAAAGCCCTGGTGCAAGGTAAGCAGGTTTATGATCCGCGCTTAGAGGTCACTGCTGGCGGCACTGCTGGCGCAAGCCCCACTAACGCCGCTTATATTGCCTATTCGACCAATCCCGCTCTTTGCGTCACCGACTACTTGATCGATCAAACCCTCGGCATGGGCATCGCTGCAAATAAGATTGATTGGGCGGCGGTTATCACGGCGGCAAATGGTTGCGACGTTGACGTTGACGTACCGAACAACGCAACGCAAAAACGCTTTACAGCGAACGGCGTTTTGTTCGGGACTGATAGCCATCAGAAGAATATAAATAAACTGCTGTCGGCAATGAACGGGCGGCTGATTTACTCGAACGGCAAATATATCGTTAAGGCTGGAATTTACGAGGCACCGACCGAGGTGCTGACCGAGGACGATTTGATTGGCGCGATTCAGATCAAGACCTCCTTGGAGCGCTCAGATAGGTTCAACACGATCCGAGGCATTTTCGTCGACGCGGCGGCAAACAATAAATCGACGGAATTTCCAAAAGTGCAGCTTGCTGACGCGGTTGCGCGCGATAACCAAGAGGTGCTTGAAAAAGAGATTCAATTGCCAATGGTCTCCAACAGCTACCAGGCGCAGCGGATTGCTAACAAACTGATCCAGCTATCAGATCAGCAAAAAATAATCTCATTTCCGGCAAACCTGTCGGCACTCAGGATCACGGCGG